AACCAAAACCCGTACAACGTCTGGAAATGGCCCACGCCGCAGCCACCGTAGAAGCCGCGAACCTCGGCTACTGCCAACTGTTCCATTTCAAATGCGCGGGGGACCGGACCTGTGACGCATGGTTGATGGGCGGCCCAATCACGAACCTCTGACCTTTTCCAACTTCTGTAAACACTGTAGAAGTATAAATCCCGCCTCTACAGGAACCCCTCATGTCATCCATCGAACTTCTCCCTGAGGAAGCCGCGAGGAAATACGCGCAGCTTCTGAATCGTGCGGTCAAGTTGACCAAGCAACAGAAGGCGCATGACAGCTTCATCGACTTCGTAAAGTACGTATGGCCGGGGTTCGTGGCCGGTCGGCACCACAAGATCGTGGCCGACAAGCTTGAGCGCGTGGCGAACGGAACCCTCAAGCGCCTGATTGTGAACATGCCCCCGAGGCACACGAAGTCTGAGTTTGCGAGCTTCCTGTTCCCGGCGTGGTTCATTGGCCGTATGCCGACGAAGAAGATCATGCAGGCGACTCATACTGCGGATCTGTCAATCAGGTTCGGTCGCAAGGTCCGTAACCTGATGGATGGCCCGGACTACCATGAGGTATTCCCAGCGGTTAAGCTTCGGGCTGACAGCAAGGCTGCGTATCGGTGGGAGACGGACGACGGCGGGGAGTACTATGCTGCGGGTGTCGGGTCGAACATTGCCGGTCGCGGTGCTGACTTGTTCATTGTCGATGATCCGCACTCCGAGCAGGACGCTCAGTCGCCCACGGCCCTTGAGGCTGCGTGGGACTGGTACATGTCGGGGCCTCGCCAGCGGTTGCAGCCGGGCGGGGCGATTGTGTTGGTGATGACGAGGTGGGGCGACAAGGACATGACTGCCCGTCTGTTAAAGCAGATGGCGACGGATCCCAAGGCCGATCAGTGGGAGGTGGTCGAGTTTCCGGCAATCTTGGACAGCGGCAAAGCCCTCTGGCCGGAATACTGGAAGCTGGAGGAACTGGAGAAGATACAGGCGTCCATTACCCCTTCGAAGTGGCAAGCGCAGTACATGCAGCAGCCGACCTCGGACTCGGCGGCCATCATCAAGAGGGAGTGGTGGAACATCTGGGAAAGCTCGAAAATCCCACGATTACAGTATGTTATGCAGTCTTATGATACTGCTTACTTAAAGACGAGGACTGCGGATTACACGGCGATTCAGACTTGGGGGGTGTTTTATCCGAGGGAGGATAGCCCGGCGAATGTGATCCTTCTGGATGCGAAGAAGGGTCGGTGGGAGTTTCCGGACCTGAAAAGGATAGCCTTTGAAGAGTACAAGTATTGGGAACCTGACACGGTTTTAATCGAGGCCAAGGCTGCGGGAATGCCGTTGACGCAGGAACTTCGGCAATTGGGAATACCGATTGTTAACTTTACGCCGAGCCGGGGGAATGACAAACATGCCCGTGTGAATGCTGTGGCTCCGTTGTTTGAGTCGGGGCTGGTGTGGAGGCCGGACGCTTCGTGGGCGGAGGAGGTTGTTGAGGAAATCGCGGCCTTTCCGTTCGCGGAACATGATGATATGGTTGACTGTGCCACGCAGGCGTTGATGCGTTTCCGGCAGGGCGGGTTTATCGCTCATCCTGAAGACTACCAGATGGACGACCGTCCACGGACCACGAACAGGGTTTACTACTAATGGCCGCACCTTACTCTGGAATTGCGCAGGCCCTTCCGAACAACCCGATGGCGATGGACGGTGGTCCGGGGATGGAGGTCGATATCCCCGATGACGATCTTCCGGAAGCGGGCGGCGACGTAACCATTGAGCCTGACGAGGATGGCGGGGCCACGGTGATCTTTGGCCGGGACATCGAGTCGTTGGATGTATCGTCTATTGGGTTTGGCGACAATCTCGCTACTGTTTTGGAAGACACTGATCTGGCGAAGATCAGTCAGGACCTTTGCGGGTTGATTGAGGATGATAACAGCGGTCGTGCGGATTGGGAGAAGGCGTATGAGGAGGGGCTTACGTTGCTTGGCCTCATCTATGAGGAGCGCACGGAGCCGTTTAATGGTTCTACTGGTGTCGTGCATCCTCTTCTCAACGAGGCGGTAACGCAGTTTCAGGCTCAGGCTTACAAGGAAATGTTGCCTGCGAGCGGTCCTGTTCGGACGCAGATTGCTGGGAACGCCACTCCGGAGAAGGAGGCGCAGGCCCAGCGCGTGAAGGACTACATGAACTACCAGATTACGGTCGAGATGGAGGAGTATGATCCCGACTACGACCAGATGCTGTATTACCTTGGCTATGGTGGATCGACCTTCAAGAAGGTCTACTACGACGGGGACTTGCAGCGGGCGGTATCGCCTTATGTGTTGCCGAAGGATTTGATTGTACCGTATTCGGCGCGGGATTTGATGACGGCGGAGCGTGTGACGCATGTGTTGAGGGTGTCGGAGAACAACCTTCGCAAGCAACAGGTCAGCGGGTTTTATAGGGATTTGGACATGTCGCCCCCTGCGGAGCCGATGCGTGACCAGATCGAGGAAAAGACGGACAAGATTACGGGCGTGGAGCCCTCGGGGGATACCGAGGAGTACACCCTGTACGAGTGCCACTGCTCCCTTGATATTCCCGGCTACGAGGACAAGGATGAGGACGGCGAGCCGACCGGGGTCCAGTTGCCGTATATTGTAACAATCGACTCATCGAGCGGCGACATTCTGGCGATTCGTCGTAACTTTAGTGAGAACGATCCGAAGCGGCGCAAGCGCCAGTATTTTGTACACTACAAGTTCATGCCCGGACTTGGGTTCTATGGGTTTGGGCTGGTGCATTTGCTGGGGAATTTAGCGAGATCATCGACCTCGGTCCTCCGACAGTTGATTGATGCGGGGACCTTGGTGAACATTCCCGCTGGCTTCAAGGCCAAGGGGATGCGCATTCAGGATGCGGAAAGCCCGATTCAGCCCGGCGAGTGGCGGGATGTGGACGCTCCCGGTGGGGCGCTTCGCGATAACCTCATGCCGCTTCCGTACAAGGAGCCAAGCGCGACCCTTATGCAACTGTTAGGGTTTTGCGTGACAGCCGCCGAGAAGTTCATTGGGTCGGCGGACCTTGGAATGACAGACTCCAATCAGGAAATGCCGGTTGGTACGACCATCGCATTGCTTGAGAGAGGAAGCCGCGTTCTGAGCGCCGTGCATAAGCGCCTGCATTACGCGCAGAAGCAGGAATTAAAACTTCTTGCTCAGGTGTTTGCGGAGTATATGCCTCAGGAGTACCCGTACACGGTTGAGAATGCGCAGCCGAACATCATGCAGCAAGACTTCGATCAGAAGGTCGATGTCATTCCTGTCAGCGATCCCAACATCTTCTCGATGACGCAGCGGATTGCCTTGGCGCAGCAACAGCTTGAGCTATCAAAGGCTGCACCGCAACTCCATAATACGTATGAGGCGTATCATCGGATGTACTCGGCGTTGGGTGTGAGGGATATCAACTTGATCCTCCCACCACCGCCCAAGCCACAGCCTGAGGGACCGGCGATTGAGAACGCTCGGGCCATGACGGTGCCGAATGGTGCGATTCCGTTGAAGGCGTTTCCGGAGCAGGATCATCTGGCGCACATTGATGCGCATGTGGCGTTCATCAAGACGCCGCTTATCCAGAACTCGCCTCAGGTGTACGGGATTTTGCTGGCTCATGTGTTTGAGCATGTGTCCTTTGCTGCGATGAAGCAGGTCGAGATCGCCTTGAAGGAGCTGACGCAGCCTCAGATGGATCCCCGTAGCGGGCAGATGATGCAGCCTAACCCGCCTCCGCCCGAGATGATCCAGTCGAATGCTGCAAAGCTTGAGGCTGCGATGGTCAATCAGATCATGGCTGCGATTGCTCCGCCGCCCCCGGACGCTGCGACCAATCCTCTGCTTCAGATCCAGAATAGGGACTTGGACATCAAGCAGAAGGCGCTTGAGTTGAAGATGGATGAGGCTGCGCACAAGCTTGATCTTGAGGATCGCCGTCTTCAGGTGAAGGAGGAGACGGACGCCGAGCGTCGCCAGTCCAATGAGGACATTGCGCAGCTTCGTGCTAATGTATCCATCGAGCGAGCCAATCTTGCGAATAGGGCTGCTGCTGCGAGGAAGGGTCAGCAATGAACAAGAAGTTTGGCCTCTTGAGCCTTTCGGATCGCGTCCGCGCAGCGGGCCGTGGTCGGGATACCGTGCTGGCGCATATCACGCCAGAGGAGGCCGCTTTCCTAAAAGCGCGTGGCGGGCGGGGGACTATCAATCCGAAGACCGGGCTTATTGAACTGGAAGAGGATGGTTTCTCTGGCGGCTTCACTGACACCTTTACTGGTTTCTCTGGCGGCTTCACTGACACCTTTACTGGTTTCTCTGGCGGCTTCACTGACACCTTTACTGGTTTCTCTGGCGGCTTCACTGACACCTTTACCGGCTTAAATGACACCTTTAACTCCGCTTTTGTTGACTTTACAGGAGCCAATAATTCTGCATTTGACACCTTTACTGGTTTCTCTGGCGGCTTCACTGACACCTTTACTGGTTTCTCTGGCGGCTTCACTGACACCTTTGTAGACACCTATGTAGACCCCAACGTTAATACCTTTGTAGACACCTATGTAGACCCCAACGTTAACACCTTTGTAGACACCTATGTAGACACCTATGTAGACCCCAACGTTAACACCTTTGTAGACACCTTTGTAGAACCTTTCGTAGACCCCAACGTTAACACCTTTGTAGACACCTTTGTCGAACCTTACGTTGACACTTTTGTCGAACCTTACGTTGACACTTTTGTCGAACCTTACGTTGACACTTTTGTCGAACCTTACGTTGACCCCTACCAAGTTTTAAACGACTTCGTTGACCCCTTTGCAGGGTTCGACGGTTTAAAGGAAGATGACGTTACCGGCCCTGAAATCGACCCAAAAACGGATATTACCGAGACCGATGATGAGTTGAAGCCTGATGTTGAAGTACCGACAACTACTACACCAGATGATGCTACCCTCAAGAGTTATCCCGGAGTTCTCCCAGACGGCACTCGTAAGGGTGAGCCGGGGTACAATGAGAAGGTTCTTCAACTCATTGAGGACGTTAAGAATGGAATTTCTCCCGGTCGGAATATCTATGGTCCGGGCGTTCTCCCAGACGGCACCCGCAGGGGTGATCCGGGATACGCTGAAAAGTTGCAGGCTCTTGTGGATGGTGTGAACGCCGGAACTATCTCTGTTGTGGCTAACAGCACTTTCAACCCTGATCTCTATAAGAAGACGAAAGACGCTGTTGACCTGACGGGCGGTACGACAACGGGTAATGTTCTAACGGGAGGTACGGCAACCGGCGATGTTCTGACAGATGGTACGGCAACCGGCGATGTTCTAACGGGAGGTACGACAACCGGCGATGTTCTGACGGATGGTACGACAACGGGTAATGTTCTGACGGATGGTACGACAACATTCTCATACACGGATCCGACGGCGAGCTACCGTTATGACATACTTGGCAACTTAAGCCCGGACGCCTTCTATCGTTCGCAGTTCTCCCCTCAGTTTGCCAACGAGATTTACTCGAACGTCAATCCCAACTTCTCGATAGACGAGCAGGGGAATCCGGTAGATGCGAACGCGCCTACGACGGGCGACGTTACGACCGCGCCGTTGGCTGGCGACTTTGTGGATGCGCAAGGGAACCTCATCACGGATACCGTGGGTAGGTTGAAGCCCGGCGTTGATCTGTCAATGTATGCCGAGCCCTCTGACGGCAAGGAAAGCAATTTTTCGGCGCTGTACGACAATGCCCCAACCCCAACCCCTCGCCCAACTCAATCCGAGTTGGATGCTTACAATAAGCCCGGCCTAGCAGCAGCCATATCCATAGCAAACGACTTATCTTCTAAAACTCTGAGGGGCGAGGATGTTCAACTTCGTCCATCCCTTGATCTTTCGGCGGAAGAGCGAAAGGCCGCAATCCAGACCATTGCCTCTGAGATCGACTATCGTTCAAAACTGAGCAACCCTGATTTAATTCAGGAAGCTTTGGGCGTCTCTGGGGTTATCCGCAATCGTCTGGAAAACGGCGAGTGGGGTGACAACCTTGTTGATGTCGTCAAATCCCCATATCAGTTCTCGGGGTGGAATGCGAATGCCCGTGGGGATCCCAATAGAGATCCAACCCTAGTCCCCACAGACAGTGCGAAGTATAGGGCCGCCGAGATCGCCTATGACCAGACTTTTGGCAAGGGGGTTGATGTTACGGGTGGTGCTTTGAACTTTTATGCACTTCGCAGCATGAAAAGTGGAGAGCCTCCAAGCTGGGCGGATGGCAAGGATGCCGTGACGGTTGGTCCTACAACTTTTGTCTACGGTATTGATCCGGGTGGAAGCAACCGAAACGTAGCTTCGACGGGTCAGCTTCCTCCGGGGGTGTCTTCCTACAATCAAATAACTCCCCCTGCTGACATCCCAATAAAGGGTACTGGTACTTCAACTGATCCAATAAGGGGTTTGGATTACACCACTAGTCCGTCAACAATAGACAAAGCTGTCAACGCCATCCCCGGAGCTGCGGTTGACCTCGGCCTTGGAGCGATGATCCCGTTGTACGGCGCGGGGATCCTCGCTGGTAAGGTCATTGGTTGGGCGACCGGAAGTGACTTCCAGTCTCCGGGATCTAGAATTGCGGAGGGCGTGTTTGGTGGTCCGGGAAGTTTTGGCAACGCTCCGGCGAGTGCGGTCACGAAGGATTACACTCGTCCTGCGGAAGCTCCGGCTGAGATTTCTCGTCTTTCCCAGACAGCCGGTGGAACTCCCATCATCTCTGAGCCCGCCACTGGTCCGATCCAGTATCCTCCCGCCACGATTGGTGAGGGCGTAACAACTCAGAGTGCAGTTCCTCCGGGAGCCACTTCTTTCGGGCAGAACTTCAACGCCTCTACTCTTCCGGGAGCCACTTCTTTCGGGCAGAATATCCGCACCAACTTCACGGGCGGTATGTCCTATACCCCTGAAGAGGGTGCTGTCGCTCGTTCTGTCACAGGGGATCAGACAACAGGGGGTGTTGTCCCGAAGGAGTATCAGGCTCCATTCACGGCTCCTGATAGGGCTTACATTCTTCCCGAGGAACTGGCGTTTGCTGGAAAACCTGAAACACCATCTCTGTTGGATTATCAGCCGCCCGGTCAAAGCTACGAGCTTCCCGATTACGTGGCGCGAATGGGGGAGCCGCAGCCCTACAGCCCCCCGTTCCAGCCCATCAACAAGCAGTATGCTCTTCCCGAGGAACTGGCGAACCTCGGCAGGCCTGCAACTTCGTCCCCGTTGGATTATGCCAACCCCTCTACCAAGTACGTTCTCCCGCCTTCAGCGGGTGGCGTTAGTCCTCCCGGACTAACAAGATCCCCCGATGTTTCGTCGGCTCGCTCCATGATATCTTCTACGGGATCTGGTTTCACCGGGTCCTCGATTGATGGTACGCTGTCACGTAGCGGTGGAATTTCCAGTCTCGGAGGTGGTGGTGGCGGCGGAACCAACGTCTCTGTTGGTGGCGGCGGTGGCGGTGGCGGCGGGGCTGCAAGGCCCACTACCACTTCTGGCTCACTCGGATCTGTTGCTGCGCGAAACTTTGATTTTCAAGGAATTGCTGGCGCAAATCGTCAGTTTAAATCTCCTGTTGTGGGAAGTGGTCGCACGGTTGACTTTGGTACGCCCTCGCGACAGCTTGCGTATGATCTGAACTTGCCCGCCATCCAGCAGGCTGCAATGAACCCGAACAGCTACAGAGGCTATCTGTCGCAATACAAACAACTCTTCGGCTAAGGAGAATACCAATGGCAAACCTCACCCGTGCAATCAGCACTGCTAAGTATGGTCAAGCGGCTTCCCCCCGTGCGAAGCAGCAGGACGTTTCCATCGAGATGAATCAGGACATCGTTCGTCAGGGCATTGTTCCGAGGACCTATGCTGAAGGCATGTCGATCCCTGCCGCCCCGAAGGGTGAACAGACTGCCCGTGGCTTTGGGGCGATGCTTCGTCCCCAGAAGTACACTGTCAGCTAAGGTGATCTGTCATGTCCACAACGGAAGAGAAACAGGAAAAGTTTGCCATTGAGATGGCGGCGAGCGCCAGCAAAGGCGCTCTTGTTGAAAAGATTACCTTTGCGGGTATTCCAATTCTGTTCTCTTGCGTTGTGTACCTGATGAGCGCGCTTTCTTCGGCGAATAGCGAAATTATCCAACTGAAGTCCAAGATCGCCGTGGTCGTGAACGCTGATAACAAGGCAATCCCTCCGCAGGGGACGACCATTGATATGGCTCAGATCCGGGAACATCTATCTGACCAGATTGCCAAGGTCGAAAAGGAAAGCGCCTTGGCCCGTGCCGCCATGACCTTGGACCGTGAGCGGTCGATGTCGGCGGTTGAGAAGTCTCGCCTCGACATGGCGGCAGACGCCGCGCAAGCTAGATCCGCCATACGTTTCGACATGATGAAGTTGGTGGCGGAACTCGATAAGCGAATCACCCTCATCGAGAAGGGGAAGTGATGAGATGCTTTCTGGCTTTCACCATCCTCCTGTTCTCATCCGCTGCCCTTGCAGATAGCTGCGAGGTCGCTTCTCCTGACTGGACGGGCCGTGTTTGGTCGCGACCTTCGTCGTGCAGCGTCACGAAGTCTGGACCGACAACTGAGATAATCATTGGGGCGAGGGATACCTTCTGGGATGTGACGGGGAATATTGGACGCCACATCATTCCGGGATTTATCTGGAACAAGAACGATGGGTGGTATAGGGACACTTCTAGGGATCAGGTCATCTGGGAAGGATCTGTCAAGCAGACTTCAGCCTCCTGTTCTGTTGGAGGCATGGCTTCTGGGGGATGGGACTTCTCAAACGGGATGCGAATCTGTCTGCCTAAAAGGGGACCATAGTGGATCCGCTCACTCTTCTAGCCGCAGCAAAGGTAAGCTTTGAGGCCCTGAAGGCGGGCATTGCCGTTGGCAAAGAACTTCAGGGCATGGCGAAAGACATGGGCTCGCTGTTTGATAGCGTAGCCGCGATCACCCGTGTTGCCGCAGATCCCAAGGGCAACCTGATGGCGGGTAAATCCGCGCAACAGATTGCAATGGAGGCTTATGCCGCAAAGGCAGAAGCCGACTCAATGATGGAGCAGTTGAAAAACCACTTCATTGGTGAGTTTGGCCTAGCGGCGTGGGATCAAGTTCTGTCAGCGACAACACAGATAAAGAAAGACCAGAAGGCGGCGGCTCTTGAAGCGGAGAAGGCTTCGGAGGAGTTGATGAATACCATCGCACTTTGGGGCACGGTCTTCCTCATTGTAATCGTGGTTATCGCCTGCCTGATCCTCATCACCTTTGGGCTCGTTCGTCGGTAGGAGAAAAAAGTGGATCTCATCGCAAAGTTTGGACCCCTTCTTGGACAGATTGCGCCTTCCATCGCCACGGCGCTTGGCGGTCCTCTTGCGGGGGTTGCTGTCAGAACCCTGTCAAACGCCCTGTTCGGCCATGAGGATGGGACAGAGCAACAGGTTTCGGACGCTCTGTCCTCCGCTACCCCCGATCAGCTTGCTACGATCAAGAAGATCGACGCCGACTTCAAGGTTCGGATGAAGGAACTTGACATCGACCTTGAGAGGATCTCCGCAGGGGATCGTGACAGCGCCCGGCAAATGCAGCGCGATACGAAGGATTGGGTTCCCAAGGTCCTTGCCATCGTCATTACGCTTGGCTTCTTTGGCATCCTGATCTGGATGCTCCTCAACGGAATGCCGAAGACCGGAACAGAGGCGCTTCTGATGATGTTGGGCGCTTTGGGGACGGCGTGGACCGGCGTGGTTAACTTCTATTACGGCTCGTCCGCTGGGTCTAAGGCCAAGACGGACGCCCTTTCCATGAAGGACAAGTGACATGCAAGAGAATTGGGATGAGAGCTTTGAGATGGTACTTGCCCATGAGGGGGGTTTTGTGAACCATCCAAAAGATCCGGGGGGCATGACCAACTTGGGCGTCACCAAGGCGGCTTGGGAGGGCTATGTCGGAAAGTCCGTTGATGAGACCTTCATGCGCAAGCTTACGCCTGAAGTGGTCAAGCCCTTCTACAAGGCAATGTACTGGGACAAGATCAAAGGGGATCAGCTTCCTGCTGGTGTGGACTATGCCGCCTACGACTTAGCGGTAAACTCCGGCGTTGGTAGGGCTGCAAAGTTCTTGCAGGAGATTGCGGGCGTTACAGTGGACGGGGTTCTTGGCCCGAAGTCTATGGGAGCAATCAGAGAGTGCGACCCGGAACAGACTGCGGAAGCCATCTGCGACATGCGCCTTGATTTCCTGAAACGCCTGCCAACTTTCGAAACTTTCGGAAAAGGTTGGACGATCCGGGTCAACGATGTGAAGGCCAAGGCAGCGGAGATGGCGTGATGGCAAAGAAGCCGATCTGGGATAAGTCCCGACCGTCAGGTCTTGGCGCTCCGAAGAAGCTATCCTCCAAGCAGAAGACCTCTGCAAAGGCGGCGGCAAAGAAGGCTGGACGCCCGTATCCAAATCTCGTTGACAACATGATGGCGGCGAAGAGGGGGAAGTGATGGCTAAGTCACCCGCATGGCAGCGCAAGGAAGGTAAGTCCGCCAAGGGCGGGCTTAATGCAAAGGGCCGAGCTTCCTACAACAAGGCAAACCCCGGAAAACCGGGGCTAAAGGCCCCGCAGCCTGAGGGTGGTCCCCGCAAGGCAAGCTTTTGTGCCCGTATGACAGGCATGAAGAAGAAGCTGACTAGCGCAAAGACCGCCAACGATCCAAACTCCCGCATCAACAAATCCCTAAGAGCGTGGAAATGTTGAGGTGCTGACAGAAAATCAAGGAAACCAGAATGACAGATGTTTACATTATTGACAGATTGATTAAAGTAATCCGCGAGCGGCAGCAAACTGTCACTGAAGCGATCACAGAAGGCTCGGTTCAGGATTTTGCCGCTTTCCGCCACCTCCGGGGAAAACTCGAAGTGTGGAAGGAAGTTGAGGATGAACTTCGCCTTCTGCTGAAGAAACAGGAAAGACATGACGAGTAGTCTGATACTTCCAACGCACCTTCAAGCAAAGCTTGAAAAAGAAAATGTTTCACGTGAAACATCTGATTCGGGGGCACTAGATGCAGCCTTTGTCCCCGAGGCCGATAGGGTCTTTGACCCAACAAAGCTCCCAGACACAGCCCTTGCCCGTCTCCCGCAACCTACGGGTTGGCGACTTCTTGTGCTTCCCTACCGTGGGAATGCCAAGTCAAAGGGCGGCATTCTCTTTGCAGATCAGACGGTTGAGCAGAATAGCCTAGTCACGGTTGTGGCTTATGTGCTTCTTGTTGGCCCTGACGCCTATAGCGATAAAGCTAGGTATCCAAGTGGGCCTTGGTGCAAGAAAGGTGACTGGGTAATCATCGGTCGCTACGCCGGGGCGCGTTTCAAGATTGAGGGTGGGGAAGTCCGCATCATCAACGAAGATGAAATCCTCTCAGTAATCGCTGATCCTTCAGACGTTTCCAACGTCTAGCAGCGCAGCAATGGAGATTGCTATGTCAGAAAACGGTGAAGTGGAAGACGACGGCTCTATTGAGATCACTCTTGAGGATACCGAGTCTACAGGAACCCCCGTCGTAAAGAAGGTTGAGGTCTCCTCTGGAGACACTGACCTTCAGGACCACTCCGAATCTGTCAGGAAACGGATCGACAAGCTGACCTACCGGGTCCGGGAGGCCGAACGCCGCGAACAAGCCGCGCTTGAGTTTGCCAAGGGCTTGAAGGGTCAGTTGGATACCTATCAGGAACGGGCTCATGTTCTTGACCGGACGTTGGTCAACGAGTTTGACAACCGCCTGAAGACCCAAGAGAAGATGGTCAAGGACGAACTTCGTCGCGCCATCGACGAGGGGAATGTTGACGCTCAGATCACGGCGCAGACGGCTCTTGCAAATTTAGCTGTGGAAAACGACAAGCTTAGGCAATCTAAAAACCGCCGCGATAATGAGGATCGGCACAGGGCCGCGATCCAAGCCGCGCCTCCCCCTAGGGTTGAGCAGCAAGCCCCCCGCCCGGACCCGAAGGCTCAGTCTTGGGCGGAACGGAATGAGTGGTTTGGCAGCGACAAGGCTATGACAGCTACGGCGTATGCTATTCATGCTGACCTTGTGGAAGCTGAAGGGTTCGATCCTACCTCCGACGATTACTATCAGGAGCTAGACAGTAGGATCCGCAACGAATTCCCCCACAAGTTCAAATCCGCTCAGGGGAATACCCGCCCGCAGTCCGCCGTGGCCTCCGCCCGGACGACCGTGAAATCTAGCAACAACAAGGTGAAACTGTCTGAAAGCCAGATCAGGGTTGCCAAGTCGCTAGGAGTTAGTTTAGAAGAGTATGCTAGACATGCTCGGATACAGCAGCAGGGTTAGTCAAATGACTGTTAACCGTACTCCTAGATCAGAGACTGTCCGCGATAAAGAATCGCGCCCACTTGTGTGGAAACCCCCGTCCAGTTTGGACGCACCCCCGGCTCCCGAGGGGTACAAGCACCGTTGGATCCGTATGGAAGCCAACGGACACGACGACCGGAAGAACGTTTCCGCACGTACACGCGAAGGCTTTGAGCTAGTTCGCGCCGAGGAATACCCAGATTGGGATCTCCCCACCATCAACGACGGCAAACATGCTGGCGTTATCGCAGTTGGAGGATTGGTCCTTGCGCGTATTCCAGATGAACTTGTTCGCCAGAGGACTGATTACTTCCGGAAGCAAACTCAACAGCAGCTTCAGGCGGTAGACAACGACCTTATGCGTGAGCAACACCCTTCAATGCCTATGGTTCGTCCCGAGCGACAATCACGGGTAACTTTCGGCGGAAATCGTTCCTCCGAATAACCACAAGGATCTGAGCAATGGCAAATATCAATGCCTCGTTCGGGCTTCGCCCGTATCGTATGCTTGGAAGCGGCGCGAACACCAATGGCGACATTGTGTTCTCTATTCAGACTGCGGCTACTGCCGGTTCTTCCAGCGTGATCTATCAGGGCACTCCTGTTATCCCGCTGGCGAACGGCATGATTGATGTTGTCGGCTCTGCTGCTGGCGGCACTGTCCCCCTTCTGGGCGCGTTTCTTGGCTGTAACTACATTGACCTTACGGGCAAACCCCGTTGGTCGCCCTTCTACCCCGGCACCGCTGCTTGCTATGCGAACTCCATTGCTACTGGCATCGTCTCCGCCCACCCCGATCAGGCTTTCCTGATTAACTGCGATGCTGCGGCTGCGGACGCTCTTGTCCACGCCAACGCCAACTTTGCTACCGCGACAACCGGCAGCACTGTTTCGGGCCTGTCTGCTGGCAAGCTCGCCGTCTCGACGGCTACCACGACCAATACTCTCAACATGCGCATTCTTGGCTTCGAGGACACTCCTGCCAGTTCGGATGCTGCTGCTGCTGGTCGTCTGGCTATCGTCCTCCTCAACAACCACTTCTACCGTTATAATGCTAACGGTACTGGTGCGGGTATCTAAAGGGAGTTTGAACAATGGCAATCACTCGTTCACAACTCCTTAAAGAACTGGAGCCGGGCCTTAACGCCCTCTTTGGTATGGAGTACGACCGCTACGACAACGAACACGCTGAAATCTTCGATACGGAGACTTCGGATCGTGCGTTTGAGGAAGAGGTTATGCTGTCTGGCTTCGGTCAGGCCCCTGTAAAGGGCGAAGGCGCAGCCATCGTGTATGACACGGCTGGCGAAGCTTTCACTGCTCGCTACACCCACAACACCATCGCGCTGGCTTTTGCGATCACTGAGGAAGCTGTAGAGGACAACCTCTACGACAAACTCAGCGCCCGCTATACCCGTGCGCTGGCTCGCTCGATGTCCAACACCAAGCAGGTGACGGCTGCGTCCATTCTGAACAACGCCTTCTCGTCCAGCTATCTGGGCGGCGACGGCGTTTCGCTCATTAATAGCGCGCACCCCACCACTGGTGGCGGCAACTGGTCGAATACTCTGGCGACTGCTTCGGATCTGAACGAGACTTCTCTCGAACAGGCTCTGATCGACATCGCTGGTTTCATCGACGAGCGTGGCATCAAGGTTGCCCTGCGTGGCATGAAGCTCATCATCCCGGCGAGCCTTCAGTTCACTGCCGAGCGTATCCTGAAGTCCGAGCAGCGTGTCTCGACAAGCGACAACGACATTAACGCTCTGAAGTCTGGTGGCTACATGCCTCAGGGCTTCACCGTTAACCACTTCATCACCGACACGGATTCTTGGTACATCAAGACCGATGCCCCGAACGGTATGAAGCACTTCGTTCGTTCGCCTATCAAGACGGCGATGGAAGGCGACTTTGAAACGGGCAACGTCCGTTATAAAGCTCGCGAGCGTTACAGCTTCGGCTGGTCTGACCCCCGTGCGATGTACGGCTCCCCCGGCGCGTAACTGCACTTGGAAGACCTCTGAAACGAAGGGGCCGGTATTGTACCGGCCCCTTTTTCATGTATACTGTTTTTTGTCCCTGACTGCCCCTTGGCAGACACCCCACGACAGGAGAACATAATGGGAACGTCAACATTCTCTGGACCAATTAAAGCTGGTCCTATCAAGTTCACGACCGGCACGACACTTGGTCAGGACGTAGCCAACACCGGCAACGTCGTCCTCATGCAGTCAGAAGCTGTCACGCAGGCCGGTCCCGGTGCGGATGGCGTCTACACGACAAACATTGTCCTCCCTGCGGGCAGCACGATCACCGATATCAAGCTCTATGTCGGCGTGATTTGGAGCGGCGTTGCTTCCACGCTTGGTATTGGTACGAGTGCTTCCGCCACGGCTTTGACCGCAGCGGCTGCGGTTGCTGGCGGAACCCTTGGCATTATCACTGCCACCGCTGGCGCTGATGCGACTCGTATCGGCAACTGGTACAGCGTCGGTGGCGGAACCCTTGATGTTCGTATCAAGCTCACCTCTACAAATACGGGCACTGGCACTGGTTGGTTGGTTGTCAGCTACGTTCAGCCCGGTGTCATCAACCCCTAATAGGAGGCTCTGATGGCTGACGCAGTTGCCACACAGACCCTCTTTCAGGGGGATAAGGTCCTAGTTATGAAGTTCACCAATGCCTCGGATGGCACGGGTGAGTCCGCTGTAACCAAGGTGGATGTTTCCACCTTGGCCTCCTATCAGGGTAAGGCTTGCACGGGCGTCCAGATCGACAGGATCTACGGACTGACGCACGGCATGGAGGTTCGTTTGCTGTGGGGAGCCTCGACAAACGTCACCATCCTGACGTTCCCGCAGAACGCCGCTCAGACGATGGACTTCGATAGCTTCGGTGGTCTGGACAACAACGCTGGCACGGGCAAGACGGGAAACATCCTGTTCACCACGCTCGATGCTTCTTCCGGGGATGCTTACACAATCATCCTTGTAATGCGAAAGCTCTATTGAGGAGAAATACAATGGCTATGTCTCGCGGTGGAATTGGGCGTGAGGTTGCTGGTGCCCGCATGAAGAAGCGGGCGATGGGCGCTTCGCGTCAGGGTCAGCGTATGGCCCCCGACATTATGACCGACATGCCTATGAAGGCTGCGGCCCCTGCAATGCCTATGGCCGCTGCGCCGATGGCGATGAAGAAGGGCGGCGTTGCCAAGAAGGGCAACAAGGATCCCTCCAAGACCCCCTCGTTCAAGAAGGGCGGCTCTGCCTCTAAAAAGGGTGGCCTCGCCATCATAATGATGATGGGCAAGGGGAAGAAGAAGTGAAAAAGCCAACCAAAGCGCAAGCGAAGGTCGGCAAAGTCATGCACGAGTTCAAGACCAAATCCCTTCATTCTGGATCGAAGAAAGGTCCGTTGGTCAAGAACCCAAAGCAGGCTATTGCCATCGCCTTGTCTGAGGCTGGTAAATCCAAGAAGGGATAGGATCATGGACAACGATAAAATCATCACGGTTTCCCCCGGAAAACAATATGTTCGTGGGGATACGCCGAACGAAAGACGTAAGACCGCCAGCGATTTAGCAGATTCCTCGCTCCGTAAACAAAAAGAATTAAACGCGCGGCACAGGCTGGAAGGAGTAGAAACGTATTCGCCTGAAAAGGCGGAAGAATTTAACCAAGCCGATAAAAAGACTGGAATGCTAATAAGAGGTTACTCGGAAGAAGTTGATAAAGATGGATACAAGAAAGGCGGCATGGTCTCCATGAAGAGTGGCGGTTCCGTCCGTGGCGCGGGGGTCGCCCAGCGCGGTCAAGGTAAAATGAGGATGTTCTGATATGGCCGGTAAATCACCAACAGGACTAATGAATATTGGCATGTGGGAGGGGTCCAAGGAGGACGTTTCACAGGACAAGAAGCTTGCCAAAAAGCGCGGCATGTCTATGAAGGAGTGGGAGTCCTCCGAGGCTGACACGAAGCACGACACCCAGAAGTCCATGAAGGGCCTCAACCACGGTGGCATGGTTTCGGGGTATGCTGAAGGCGGCATGGTCTGCAAGGCTGGCGGCGGTATGGTGACGGCCAAGGGTCAGGGTATGGCTCGTACTAAGTCTACCTCGGTGTGCTAATATGGCCCTTTCGGGAACAAAGACGTTTGAACTTGATGTAGCTGAGTACATCGAGGAAGCCTATGAGCGGTGTGGTCTGGAGATCCGTACAGGATATGACCAGCGCACTGCTCGCAGAAGCTTGAACCTTTTGCTTGCCGAGTGGGCTAATCGTGGTCTCAACCAGTGGACCATTGAGAGGGTGACAATTCCTGTCACATCCGCCAGCGCCAGCTATAATCTCCCCGCATCTGTCATCGACTTCCTGACTGTTGTCGTTCAGATGCCCAACAACAGTAGTAGCATCGCCAACATTGATCTGACGGTGGATCGGATCAGCCGCGACTATTACCTGAACATTCCAAACAAGACCACAACGGGCCGTCCCGTCCAGTACACAATCAACCGCATGATTACGCCGGTTCTGTACCTCTGGCCTACGCCAGACCAAGCCTATGACCTGATCGTTGACAGATTGGTCCGCATGGACGATGCCTCGTCCGGCGTAAACACCGTTCAGGTTCCCTTTCGGTTCTACCCATGCCTTGCTGCGGGACTAGCCTACTACATCGCCATGAAGAAGGCTCCTGACAGGATTCAGCTTCTTAAGGCTGCGTATGAGGAGGAGTTTGACCGCGCCATGAGCGAGGACCGTGATCGGGCGTCCCTTTCGCTTACCCCGGTGAGGGACTGGTATAGGGTGGTTTAGCATGGCTAAATACACCCAAGGCTCAGTTGCGATTGCTCTATGCGACAGGTGCGGGTTTCAGTACCCGTTCCGCAGCCTGCGCAAGCAATGGAATGGCTTCAAAAACTGCATCCACTGCTGGGACAGTAAGCATCCTCAGTTGGACCCGATCTATCCACCGACCGAGCCGCAGGCTATCTTTGAGCCACGCCCGTCTCGGGTTGAGCCTATGGATGTTCCTGTTGGTCAGGAGATTTTTCCCTTCATCCAGAACACCAGCCTTCAGGGCGTTATGGCTGTTGGTATCGTTACCGTGGGGATTACCTAATGGGCTGGACCTACACAACACTTGTTCAAGCGATCAAGGATTTCACTGAATACAGTGAGACCAGCTTTGTCGCGAACATCGACACGTTCATCCAGAACTGTGAAGAACGTATCCTGTATTCCGTTGATTTGGCTGTGTTTCGTAAGAACGATACCGGGACGATGACGGCGGGCAACCCGTACATGGCTGTCCCAAGCGACTTTCGGGCTCCTCTTGGAATGAGCGTTACCGTCAGCGGGACACGGACTTTCTTGCTTAACAAGGATGTCGAGTACCTTCAGGAGTACAATCCGACGGGTGCGCAGGGCACCCCGAAGTATTATGCCTTGTTCGACGTTAGCAACTTCCTCCTGTCACCGACTCCAAACGCTGCTTTGGTGGCAGAGCTTCACTACTGGTACAGCCCACAGTCGATTGTCACGGCGGGAACTACGTGGATTGGGACAAACGCCGAGCAGGCCCTTCTTTACGGGGCGTTGTTCGAGGCGTACACCTACATGAAGGGCGAACCGGAAATCCTTAACCTCTATAATCAGAGGTTTGCAGAGGCTCTGACCCGCCTGAAAAACTTTGGTGAGGGCCGAGAAGACACCGACTCCTACCGTGATGGTCTCATTAGAATAAAGGCTACCTAAATGTATGTAGAACCCGCACAGGTCAGCACGTTTCAGGTCGATGTTGAGACCTCAAACAACGGCGGTCATTCCCCCGAGTTTTGGGCAAAGCGGGCCGCTGACAGAATTGTTCAGGTCGCGGACACCGCTCACCCTGCTATTCGGGAGCAGGCGCAGGCATACAAGGCTGCAATCGAAGTCGTTGTGCTTGAGCACATAAATCGTGCTATAAAGTGCGACAGATCGACGGTCAGTTATCTGGTGTCAGAGGCTGGTCATCCTCAACTGGCCGAACATCTCAGGAGGCTGTAATGGCTTTTACCGGAAACTTCATGTGTACGTCGTTCAAGCTCCAGCTTCTGACGGGGACACACGCTTTCACAACAACTGTGACCCGTGGCAGCACGGCAGCGGACACGTTCAAGATCGCGTTGTACACCTCGTCTGCTACGCTTGATGCGTCTACGACGGTCTACAGCGCGACGAACGAAACCACGAATACGACTGGATCTGCCTACACGGCAGGCGGTAATACTCTTGCCAGCGCCACTACCACCTCCAGTGGTACGACGGCCTACGTTGATTTTGCGGACTCCTCGTGGACTACGGCGTCCTTCACAGCCCGTGGTGCGTTGATCTACAACTCCACGCAAAGCAACAAGTCGGTTGTGGTTCTGGACTTTGGCTCGGACAAGACCGCTTCGGCGGGTACGTTCACTATTGTCTTCCCGACCAACGATGCCAGCAACGCTATCATTCGCATAGCGTAATGCTTAGATGGCTGACGCAATCGTAGCCTTTGAAGGGTGGAACAGATCCCAAGGATGGGGTCTGGGAGCGTTTGGAACAGGCTCTATAGCGATTGGCGTTGCGACAGGTTCCACGGGATCTGTCGCGATCACGGCGGATGCGAACGTAAGCGTCACTGGAGTTGAGGCGACAGGTTCCGTAGGGTCTGCCTCCGTTGTTGCAGACGCCAATGTCGATCTGACGGGAGTCTCTGCCACCGGGTCCGTGGGGACCGCAGAGGTTACGGCAGACGCAAATGTTGATACGACGGGAGTCTCTGCCACTGGGTCCGTAGGAACCGTCACCCTTGTTTACGACGCCAATGTCAGTGTCACGGGGTTGTCTGCTACAGGCTCCGTTGGCGATGTAACCCTTGTCTACGATGCCAATGTCGATCTAACAGGCGTCTCTGCCACTGGCGGAATTGGGTCGGTAGACATTACGGCGGATGCCAACGTCGATCTGACAGGTGTCTCTGCCACTGGTGACATTGGAACTGCTACCGTTACGGCGGATGCCAACGTCGATCTGACAGGTGTCTCTGCTACGGGAAGTGTGGGGTCCGTAGATGTTACCGCAGATGCCAATGTCTCGCCTACTGGCGTTTCCGCCACGGGCGATGTTGGGTCGGTAGCGGTACAGTTCCCAATAGATGTCTTTGCTGTTGGTGTCTCGGCCACGGGTGCTGTTGGATCCGTCGCGATAACTCTCGACACTAATGTGTATGTTGCAGGAGTCAGCGCGACAGGGTATGTTGGGGTCGTTCTTGTATGGGGGCAGATTGTCCCTGACCAAAACCCGAATTGGACGCCAGTCTCCCCGTCTCAGACCCCGGCTTGGTCGCAGGCGGTGCCTTCTCAGGTTCCAGTTTGGACTCAGGTATCCCCTGCTCAGTCGCCCGCTTGGACGCCTGTATCTCCATCCCAAAATCCCGGATGGACCCCGATAGCCGCTTAGGAGATACGTGATGGCTAGTACCTATTCGACAAACCTTGGTATTGAACTGATCGGCACGGGCGACCAATCCGGCACTTGGGGTGCGACGACCAACACAAACTTTGGTACGCTCGTAGAACAGGCCATCGTCGGGTATAGCACACAGGCTGTCACGGATAGCGGTGTAGCTACAGTTCTCCTGATCTCCAACGGTGCGTCGTCCACGGGCCGCAACTACGTCATCGCCCTGACAGGTGCCCTCACCGCCGCTCGAACCGTCGAGGTTCCTGCGGTCAACAAGCCCTACATCTTCTTCAACAGCACCACGGGCGGTTTTGCCGTCACGGTGAAAGTCACTGGTCAGACGGGCGTGGTCATCGCCAACGGCAAGAAGGCTATCGTCTATACCAACAGTACCGATGTCATCGAGGTCGCGAACGCTCCTGCCACGGAAGCTGGTACGCAGACCCTGACGAACAAGACCCTGACAGCTCCTGTCATCGCGACCATCGTCAACACCGGAACCCTGACGCTTCCGACTTCCACGGATACGCTTGTTGGTAGGGCCACTACGGATACCCTGACGAACAAGACCCTGACAGCTCCTGTCATCGGGACTATCGTCAACACCGGAACCCTAACGCTTCCGACTTCCACGGATACGCTGGTTGGTAGGGCCACTACGGACACCTTGACGAACAAGACGCTGACTTCCCCGCTCATCGGCACAGTCATCGGCGGCACGTCTGCCTCGTCCTCCCTGACCCTGCAATCCACCTCCGGCGTTGGCACTACCGACAGCATCCTCTTCAAGGTCGGCAATAACGGCGCTACGACCGCGATGACTGTCGATACCAGCGGCAACGTGGGGATTGGGACGAGTTCGCCTAGCACCAAAACGGTTATTAATTTTACTGGCGGAACCTCCTCATATACAAACCCTTTGAGGTTAATTAATGTAGCAGGTGGAGCATCTGGTTGTGACATACAATTTGCTGGCACTTATTCTGCCACAGCCCCCGATAACGCATTTACAGCAGGAAGTATTGGAGGGCTGACCACATCAGGTTCGTCAAACGGTAGCGGAGCTTTGATATTTAAAACACAGCTTAATGGTACATTAAGCGAGACTATGCGCATCGACTCCAGCGGCAACGTGGGGATTGGAACGAGTTCGCCGGTAAGAAAGCTAGACGTAAGAAATACATCCACAGACTATCAACTTCATTTAGGGGACACTGCATCAACGACGCTCGGATATGAATTGGGACGCGAAAACACAGCCGGTTTATTTAAGTTTTATGGCAATCAAAGTGGCGCAACGGGCTACATATTCAGTGGCGCTGATGGTGAGCGTATGCGCATTGACACCAGCGGCAACGTGGGGATTGGGACAAGTTCGCCAGCAAGTAGGTTGGAAGTCGTGGGGGCAAACGTACTTGTAAAATCGACATCAAGTTCTGGATATGCAGGGTTTTACGCAAACGCTGCTACAGGAAATGCGGCATACAATTTCTTTGCGATTAATGGCACAGAAACTGCGCGTATTTTTAGTGATGCAGGCAATGGTATTTATTTTGGTACAGGCTCTTCCGGCACAGAACGTATGCGCATCGACTCCAGCGGCAACGTGGGGATTGGGACGAGTTCGCCTACTGAAAAACTTGACGTTAGCGGAAACTCTAGGGCGGGTATTGCTACCTCATCGGATGTTTATTTCAAAGCGCAAAACTCCGCAGGCTCTTTGTTTCTTTTACAGAAATCAACCAGTGCCGTTATTTACACGCCAACTTCTCAACCTTTGATTTTTGACATTGCTGGCGAACGTATGCGCATCGACACCAGCGGCAATTTGTTGGTAAGCGCAACCATAACCCCAACCATAGGCACAAACACTATTGGAAATATTGTTACAAACAATGACATAGGTTCTGGCTCGTTGCTGCTTGGAACCAATGGGTCTTATCTTGGTCGTCGCGGCTCAGATGGTTCAACCATTTTAAATACCGGACAAGCCAATATTATATTCAGTCGCGGCACATACGGTTCCACAACGATTAGTATGTCCATCGACATTAGCGGCAACGTCATTGCTGGTGGGTCTGTTGCTCTAGCAACCACGGCTACCAACGGCTTCTTGTACGTTCCGACTTGTGCTGGGACGCCAACAGGGACACCAACAGCCGTAACGGGCATGGCCCCCATAGTTATCAACACTACCAACAACAAGCTATATTTCTATTCCGGCGGCGCATGGCGCGACGCTGGTCCGTAATGAGGGGTAGTAACGTGAAACTTGGTCTGACTATCCAAGAACTATCCGCCAAGAACGACGCGCTTGAGGCTCGTCTCGCTAAACTGGAGACCGTACAATGAGCATCACTACCACTTGGGTCATCGAGCAGATGTCCTGCTACCCCACAGCCGAGGGCCAGACGGACGTTGTGTTCAACGTCGCATGGCGCGTTAACGCCACCGATGGCACCTACAGCGCCACCGCTTACGGCACTGCGGGCGTCACCTACGAGGCTGGCTCACCCTACACCCCCTTCGCTGATCTGACGCAGGATCAAGTTGTTGGGTGGGTTCAAACGTCTATGGGCGCGGAGCAGGTCGCCAGCATAGAGGCTGGGCTTGCCACCAACATCGCCAATCAGGTAAACCCTCCTACTGTGACGCCTCCACTGCCGTGGAGCGCGTAAACCTAGAAAGGAACTACCTTGGAAAACCTCTCGATCACGTTGCCTGTCCAAGCTTGGAACGTAATTCTCAACGCCCTTGGTCAGCGTCCATACGCTGAAGTCATGGAGTTGGTTGCGGAACTCAAGAAGCAGGCTGACGCGCAAGTGAATGCTGCTCCGCAGGAACCCACAGGGGAATAACAATGAACGACACCAAGGTCGTGGTCGATGGTGCAATCGCCACGGGGGCCATAACGCTTCCGTGGTGGGCGGTCCACTTGAATGAGTGGGCGGGCCTAGGCATCACCGTCTGCGGCCTTGTCCTTGTTATTTTCCGTATCGCACTTGCCTATCGTGAGTGGAAGAACAAGGGCTAATGCAATGGCGCTTCAAAAACTTCAGTTCCGCCCCGGTGTCATTCGCGATGTAACGGGCTATACAAATGAAGGCGGCTGGCGTGACAGCAACCTGATCCGTTTCCGTTTGGGTTTTCCGCAATCCATTGGTGGATGGATAAAATACGCCTCTGGTAATCCATTCCTCGGCATCTGTCGGTCGATGCTGAATTGGGTGACGCTCATTGGGTCCAACCTTCTGGCTTTTGGGACGAACCTCAAATACTACGTGGAAGAGGGTGGCACCAACCACGACATTACACCTATCCGCAAGACCGTCACGCTCAATAACCCCTTCACCGCCACCACCGGATCCAGCGTCATCGCTGTATACGAAGTCGCACACGGCTGCGTTAACAACGACTATGTGACTTTTAGCGGTGCTACATCACTCGGCGGAACCATCACCGCAACGGTTTTGAACAAAGAGTTTCAAATTACTTACGTCGATCTCAATAACTACAAGATAACTGTCAGCGCCACCGCAAACGCGTCTGACACTGCGCAGGGCGGGTCTGCCGTCGTAGCGGCGTATCAGATCAACACGGGCCTCAACACGCAGATCGGCGGCAACGGCTGGGGTTCGGGGACATGGGGCCGTGGTACGTGGGGAAGTGGTACAACTTCTTCCGCCAGCAACACACTGCGCCTGTGGGCGCAGGACAACTACGGTGAGGATTTGGTTTTCAACGTCAGGAACGGCGGCGTCTATTACTGGTATGGGACAAACCCGTCATTCACTCGGGGCGTGACGCTTGCGTCGTTGTCCACGGACACTCAAACACCGACCTTGGCTCTTCAGGTTATTGTGTCTGACAGAGATCGCCATGTGATCGCGCTTGGTGCAAACTATGGTGGCGTTACCGCGCAGGATCCCCTCATCATCCGGTTCTCAAGCCAAGAGGATCCGTTCACGTGGACTTCCCTGCCGACGAATACGGCGGGTGATCTGCGTCTTGGGTCCGGATCAAAGATCATTCGCGGCGTGGAGACGAAACGCGAAATCGTGATCTTCACTGACATCGCTGCCTATTCGCTCCAGTTCGTTGGCCCTCCCTACACCTTTGGTATTACGCAGATCGCTGCTGGCATAAACGTCAACGGGTACAACAGCTTCGCGACGGTGGACGATACGATCTACTGGATGGGGAGCAGCAGCTTTTATGTCTATGCCGGTCAGACGGCCCCGCTCGTATGCCCGCTTCAAGACTACATCTTTGACAACTACAACAGCACACAGTCGGATAAGGTTTTTGCGGCGGTGACGGCTGAATACAGCGAGATCACTTGGTTTTATCCTTCCGCTGAATCGGAAGAGAACGACCTGTATGTGACCTATAACTTCGCTGACAGGGTTTGGTCGCATGGGTCGATGGCTCGTACAGCATGGATTGACAGCGGCATTCGCCCGTACCCGCTCGCGGCGTCCACGGACCAATACCTGTACTATCAGGAGTATGGGACGGACGACGGCAGCACGACCCCGGCTACGCCCCTCAACTCCTACATCGAGAGTGCGCCCATCGACATCGGAGACGGTGACAAGTTCTCGTTCGTGCGCCGTGTGATCCCGGACGTTTCGTTCTTTAACGCCACGAACAGCCCGACGGTTGACTTCATCATGAAGACGCAGAACTACCCCGGCTCGAACTACCAAAGCGGGTCTGACTCGGCTGTTGTCAGGACATCGACGGTTCCCGTGGACCAGTATACTCAAGTCTGCGACGTTCGCCTCAGGGGCCGGTCTGTCATCCTAAGGGTGGAAAGCAACAAGGTCGGAACTCGCTGGAGTCTTGGGTCGCCTCGCATTGAGACGCAAGTCGATGGTAAACGCTAATGGATGTCAGGCTTGTCTTTCCGAGGTTCACAAGTCCGCCTGCGGACTATGACCGGAAGTATTTTGCCGATCTTGTGAGGGCGCTGGACACCCTAATCAACGTCGTTCAGGCACCGGGCGAAGGTCGGCAGACCACGATTGTCCTGACGAACTTGGCGAACAACGACTACAATCTTGAGCCGGGAACGATGTTCGAGGTTGGCGGGGCGCTGCGGGTTTCTGTCATCTACAGCCCCTACGTCAAGGGGATATCATCTTCCGGGTCTGTCGGATCTGTCACGGTGACGACATGACTTGTTTTTCTGGGACTTACAGGGTACTTTTGGGAGCCAGTAACAGGCTCTGGTCCTGCTTAGAACCCTTCAGATCATAGGAACTAGCTATGCAGGGCACTGATCTCCTTCGCGATCCCGGTATTCAAAAGGCTCTCAGCCGTTCCAAGTTCACGGAACGGGATGTGCCGAAACTCAGCACGGCCATCGGTGACGCCTATGCGGGTCTGACATCCGAGGAGAAGCAGGCACTTCAGGGGCTTGCCGAGGAGCTTGACACCTTCCCCGTTCCCAAGCTCATGGCCTTCGGGTCTCTTCTGGAATACCTGAAGAAGAACAAGGATCGGTACGAGGAAGTCATCAAGAAGCTCTATTCCTCCAAGCTCATCAACGAGGGTGATCTTCCGGAGGAGTACGACGACCGCCTGTTCGCCATCATTGAAGGCATGGTCCATCAGGCCATGATGAAGAAGCCCGAGGGCGGTGGGCCGAATATGCCCGCTCCGATGCCCACGGCCCCCGGCTACAAGAAGGGCGGGATTGTCGGCCTGCATGAAGCCGCGCAGAAGGTGAAGAATGCTGGCCGCAACGACGATACGATGCTGGCGCATATCACGCCTGAAGAGGCGATGCTTCTGAAGAGCCGTGGTGGTGAGGGCAGCATCAATCCGGAGACGGGTCTTCCGGAGTACGGGTTCTTCTCGTCCATTGGTAGCTTCTTCAAATCGGCTGCACCTATCGTTCTGCCCATCCTCGGAAACATGGTCGGTGGTCCACTTGGGGCTGCGGCGGGCGCTGGTGTGGGATCTCTAATCGGCGGTGCATCGCCTGCCAGCGCCATGAAGAGCGCGCTGTTTGCGGGGGCTATCGGATTTGCGGCGTCAGGCGTCAGTAGCATGATGCAGGGCGGCACCTTCATGGGCGGCGTCGAGAACGCCCTCCCCGGTTCGATGGGCGGTGGCTTGAATACCGTTGGTGGAGGCGGGGCGCAGAAGGGCTTCCTTGAGTCCATGATGGGTGGCCCGAGTACACCGGCTACTCCGGAGGGGATGGTCCCGACAGCTACTGGCGCGGGATCCCCCAGCATCCAAGGGGATCTAAACCGACCCGGCGCTCTTTATGAGGCTCCAACTGGAGACAAGGGTTTTGAGAGTTTCCAGAAGGGTGTTTCAAGCGGGTTTGCTGGCGACACATTGAAAGCACCTGTATCATCGGGCGGCGCTCTCAGCGGTCTCGGCGGTCTGGTAGACAAGACCGGGGCGTGGATTAAGGCGAACCCGCTGACTTCGGTTGGTATCGCTGGCGTCGGCGGAGCCTTGATCGCAAGCTCGATGGGGGGAAAAGGATCTACCCCCGGTCCTCTTGTTCCGCGCCAGACAGGCAACGATCTTCTGGCTTCGAACCCCGGTCGCTACGCCTTCAATATCAATGATTTTACTGCCATTAAGCGGCCCGCTACCTCCCCTGTCATCCCCTACCAGCCCGGAGGCTTGGGTGCCATCAGGATGGCGATGGGCGGCGTAGCCGCTCGTGGTGGGAAGATTGACGGACCCGGCACGGGAACCAGCGACTCAATCCCTGCGCGTCTCAGTGACGGCGAATTTGTCATGACGGCGAAAGCTGTCAGAGGCGCTGGCGGTGGTGACAGAATGAAGGGCGCTCGTAAACTTTACGAGATGATGCACAAATATGAGCGGATGGCTTAATCATGGCTGATGTAACAACAACAGAACAGATCGTCCGCGAAGCCCCAGATATTGAAGCCTATAAGCTTGGGCTTTTAGATGCGGCGCAACAACGGTCAAAGATCCGTGTAGATATTCCGGACATAACTGTTGCCGGTCAGACGCCCGAGCAAGTCAAGGCAACAGAACTGGCGGCGCAGGGCATAGGATCCTACCAGCCGTTTCTGAACACGGCGTCCTCGCTCTATGGTCAGGCGGCGCAGGGCTACGGGGCTGTACCGTCCTATGGGGCAGCGGGCATTGAGGCTGTCAGAACGGGCGGTAACGCTGCGGTCGATCTGTCATTGCAGGGCGCGCAGGCCTACAATCCGAACTCCGCCCAGAACTTTATGAACCCCTACCAGCAGGCTGTCACCAACGAGGCCACAAAGGAGATGCAGCGTCAGGCTGCAATCCAACAGGCTCAGAACCAGTCGCAGGGTGTGAAGTCTGGCGCGTTTGGTGGCAGTCGTCAGGGCGTCCAAACCTCGGAGCTTGCCCGCAATCTGGCGGACATTCAGAGCAAGCGGATCTTTGAGGACTACTCCACGAACTACAGTCAGGCTCAGACGGCGGCGATGAACGCCTTCCAGAACCAGCAGTCGCGTCTCCAGCAGGCGGGGAACACGGCCCTTGGTGCGGGGACCGCGCTCGGTCAGGCCAATATCTCTGGCGGACAGTTGACGCAGGGCGCTTCGGCGGGGCTCGGGGGCCTTGGAACATCGACCGCGAACCTTGGACAGTTGACCTCGGGCCTTGGTCAGGGGGATGCTTCGTTCCTGTACAACACGGGCTCGCAGAACCAAGCCTTCCAACAGAAGGTTCAGGATGCTGACAGGGCCAATAAGCTTCAGTATGAATACGAGCCGTTCCAACGGATCTCGTTCCTCAGTGATATCTACAAGGGTGCGCCGTCCTCGCAACAGACGATCAGTCAGGCGACTTCCCCGTCTGCATCCATCCTTTCTCAGGCTGGTGGTCTGGGCATTGCGGGTTTGGCGGCGTATAACTTGTTCGGTGGTAAGTCGGGTGCTGCATCTGCGGTTGGTGGGGGTTAAACGATGAACGATCCTGTCCTTGACCGTGCGATGTTCCGCAACCAAGCCCCCGTATCGTCCTACGGGACGGGGATAACGTCCAATGTGGCGTCCCCCGATGAGAACGCTCGCGCCTTGCAGATGGCGTTTCAGACAACCGGCTATGCTGGGGGTGGACAGGTTATCAATGGGGTGAAGCACTTCAAGAAGGGTGGTGATAATAACATCTCCCCTTCGACGGACGTTGGTGATGTCTTGGACGATTACGTGGATACACCGTCCGAGTCCTCGGGGCTCCCCCCTAACTTTAAGTTCTCGGAACCTTCTACCTCCTTCAAGTCCCCCGAGGTACAGGCGCTCTATGACGCTACGCTTGCTGAGACCGGCAATCCGAACGCTGCGATGGCTAGGGTTCTGCGGGCGTATCCGAATGAAATGATGATGGCTTCTCCGCCTCCCGTTCCCGGTCCACGGGGCGGCGGGTTTAGGCCTGCGGCTCCGAGGTTTACCCCGACCCCGGCCCCCGGACCATTGCCCCCACGCTTCGTTCCGGGGACCTTGGCCTCTCAGCCTGCGGGCGGCCCTCCCCCTGTTGTTGCCGCCCCGGCTGCGGGCGGTGCGCGCTACCCTTCTCCTCCCGCTGCACCTTCCCAGATGACTGGAAGTGCGGCGAATGCTGGAAGGACGATGGCGGGGGTTCTTGCTCCTGCCGCAGTGGCTACAGCGGCGGGTATTCCCTCGCTTGGCGAACTTCGGGGTATGGCAGAAAGGTCGAGGGATCGCCTCGACAATCCTCCGGAGGCTGCTCCAGAAGCTCCTGCTATCGTGCAAAGGCCGTTGCCCCCGCAGACGGGTTTGTTTCCGGGCTTTCGTCCGAAGCCTCCTACTCCCACCCTCACTCCCGAACAGGTGGATGCAAAGAACCTTGCCAGTTTCACGGAGGAGTCTGCGAGCGTTCCTACGGCAAAGGATCTTCAGGATCCTAGGTATAAGCGCATCGGAACATCCGTGTACGATTACTTCTTTGGCGGAAAAACAAAACCCACTGCGGGGGTTGGGGCAGTTGAAGCAAAGCCTCCTGCGGCGGCTGCACCAACTGCCGAAACGTCTGCCGCTGCTGCTGCCCCTCCTCTTCCTCCGAAGAAGCCGGAGGAGGAAAGCGGTATCAGCAAGCGCCTTACGCTTCGCATTGATGAGTTGAAGCAGGAGCGTGAGGCCAACAAGGCGCAACGCCGTGAGAACCAGCTTCTTTCGTTGATGCAAGCGGGCTTTGCTGCGGCTGCGGGGAAAAGCTCCAGCGCAATTACCAACATTGGCGCTGGTGGTGCTGCCGGTATTGCGACCCTTGCGGATCTTGAGAAGACCCGTCGTGCGGAAGATACTTCGCTCCGTAAGGAAGGCCTTGAGCTTGAGTTGGCGAAGGAGAAGTTGATAGAGTCTGCTAAGGAACGGGCTGCTGCGCGGGACGAGCGTGGCTTGTCGCGTGACATAACGGGCTTGAGAGCTGTTGCGGATGCAAACAAGGGCCTCGTCATTTCCTACGAAAATCAAATACTTACGCTTGAAAGGCTTCAGGATGTCGCCGGGCTTCCTGATGAAAAGAAAAAAGAATACGGGCAGCTCATTGCGCAGAAACAAGCCGAAGTTGATCGTCTTAGGCTTGAGTATAAACAACAGGCCCAAGGACTATTGCCAAAGGGCATGAAATCCCCCAACCTAGATTTTCCAACCGAAGTCCTTAGTTCAAGCCCCACAAGGAAATAATCATGGCAATTTATGCGGTGGACGCTCCGGATGGGATGACATATCAACTTGAAGCTCCGGATGGGACACCTCCGGAGCTTGTTTCCTTAAAGTTTCAGAGGGACGTATATCCCGGTATTCTTCGCAAAAAGAACAAGCCTGCCCCGCCAGAGGAGAAACAATCGTCCCTCCGTCAGGTGGCCGACGTTCCGCTTCAGGTTGGCAAGGGCGCAGTCTCTGGCGTCAGGATGATTTCGGACGCCTTTGGTGCAGGCAGTGATACGTCTAATACCATCAGGGGTGTTGAGGATTACCTTGGCGGTCTTCTGTCAGCCAAGTCACAGAAGAACGCCCAAGAAATTTCTCGCATCATGAACGATGCGAAGGACAAGGGCGTATGGGATCAGGTTGTTGCGGCTGTAAGAGCAATCGGAACTGCTCCCGTTGATCTTGTGTCAAATGCCCTAGGAACATCGGCTCCCGCAATCATCGCCGGTCTCCTCGCCCCAGAAGCCGCTATTGGTGCGGCTGTTGCCGCTGGTGTTGGCGCAGTGATAGGTGCCGGGTCCATCAAGGGCTCGATCTACGACGAGGTAAAACAGGAACTTGCAGGCAAGCTTCCCCCAGAGGAAGTTGAGAAGCGCGCTCAACTCGCACAGCAGTACAACGGGGAGAACCTTGACCAGATCCTTTTAGGCGCTGGTTTCGGAACCCTTGATGCTGTCACAGGAGCTAACCGGATCCTTACCAACGTCGCCAGAAAAACCGCCGGTAAAACGGCAATTATGGGCGGGGAAAAGGAAGCAGGGAAGAGTCTCCTAAAGCGCACAGCCTTGGGCGCTGCCGAAGAAGCTCCGCTTGAGGCTCTTCAGGGCGGACAAGAACAACTTGCCCAGAACCTAGCCATCCAACGCGAAGGCATCGACCGCCCGACATGGCAGGGTGTTGCTGGACAGATGGCGCTTGAGGGTGGAGCAGGCGCTCTGGCCGGTAGTGTTACCTCCGGAGCCTTTGGCAAGCGCCCCGAGCCCATCATCCCACCAACAGGTACATCCACCGCACCCCCTCCTCCAAACGCTGCCGCCGGAGCGGTTGTTCCTCCCGCGCCGCCCCCGGTCCCCGGACTTCCGTCCACGGGTGGGCCTCTGGCGACCTCGGGGTCCGTGGCCCAGACACTAGCACAGCCCCCTGCCGCCGTTGTTGGAAACCCCATCGCGGCGAAGCAGTTTGCTCAGGCTGTTCAAGCCCAGCAACTTGCGGCACAGGCTGGCGCTACATCTTCCGCACCGCAGGCGGGTCCGACACCTATTGTGGTTCCGCAGCCCAAGGATCTCTTCTCCACCTCTGCCACACCTATTGCTCCTGCTCCAACACAGGTAGCACCCGCAGCCCCGGCTTCGGCCCCCCTCGCTCCGACGACCCTTGCCCTTCCGCAGGGTCTTGCGGGGGCAAAACTGAGGTACGATAAGACGCCGCTTGTTTTTGAAAACGATACCGACAAGGCCATCTACATTGTTCAGGGTAAGAACAAGTCGAAGGCGCATGAGGAATACCGTAGGTGGCTCCTTGGTCAGGGTTTCACGGATGCCACAATCCAACGTGAAGGGAATCGGGTAAAGAACCGGATCGACAGCCTGATGCGGAGGGCTCCCGGCGCATCCACGATTACCGTTCCGCAGATGAGGCCGCTGGGTCTAGTCTTCACAGGACAGGCCCCGTCTGTTCAGCCTCCTGTGGCCTCCCCAGTGGCCGCCCCTGCGCCTCCCGCGCAGGGTCAACAACAAGCTCCCGAAATCCTTCAACTGATCGAAGCACTCAAGGCACAGAAACCTTCTGTCAGTTCGGCCCCGGTTGTCGCTCCTCCGACCACGGCCCCGGTGGTGAGTCCGGCCCTTTCCGAACAAGAGGTTCTGGCTCCTCAAGAAAACATTCTTGTCAAACCCCCTACACCTTTCAACCCGACACCTGAAGTGCATAAGACGAAGACTCTTATGACGCGCATGAAGGCTGTTCCGAAGATAGACGTTGCTCCAATGGTTGTTGAACTGTCGGACGTTGTTTCGTCCGAGGTTCCCGGATACGAAGACGCCCTGCAACCAAGAGATAGGGACCAAAAAGCTTCTGACGCTTGGATTGCTGAGACAGCCTACACGGATTTTAACCCAGAGCGGTTGATATTTGATCCGTCCGCAGATCGCGGAGCGCCAATCGTAAATGAAAACGGTCATGTCGAAAGTGGCAATGGCCGCATCATGGTGCTTCGCACGGTGTATGGAAAAAAAGATCAAGCCTTTGCGGATGCCTACAAGCAAGAGTTGGTAAAGAATGGGTTTGACATTTCGGGGATGAAGAACCCCGTTCTTGTTCAACGCCGCACAACACCCTTGTCAAAAGATCAAGTTACCGATTTTACAGAGGAACAGAACGACGAGGATAAACTTTCGAGAGGGGCTACCGAGATCGCTATCAGCGATTCCAGAAAGATAACTCTGGAGATGCTCGATGCAATTCCTCCGGGGAGGGATTACACGCATCCTGACTTCCTTGCGAAGATGCTTGGTAAGTTCTCTAAGGATAATCGTGGAAGGCTGTTGGACAAAGACGGGAACATCAGTAAAGAAGGACTTCAGCGTATAAGAAATGCGGTGTTCGCCAAGGCGTATGGGGATCCCGAAACAATACGTCGCATGTCTGAGGTTCAAGACGATAATATAAAGTCCATAACAAACGCCTTGCTCGACAACGCAGCGATATTCGCAAAGCTCAGGGTCGAGATGAACAAGGGAAACATATCAAAAGAGTTTTCTTTTGAACCCCTGCTTGATGCAATTAATCGAATCTCTGAAATGAGAAGCGAAAACATTAAGCTAGAAAATTATCTGTCCCAAAGGGATGCGTTCGATACCATCCCCCCAATGACAGAAAAGTTTATGCGCCTCTTCTTCAGCGAGAAGTCGAGAGCCCTTGGTCGTGAAAAAATATCAAGGGGTCTTCACTTCTACGCTTCAGAGGCCTTGAAGGATATTGGAGAGAACGCGGAGAAGCTCGGTATCGCAAAGAAATCATCAAGCGATATTTTAGATGAGGCCATAAGGGTCACGCACGGCGTTGAAGTTCAAGAAGGCCCCGGTCTTTTTGGGGAGATGGCACCTGTTGTCAGAGAGAACATCCAACCACCGACCGTGGAAACTGCACCCCCTCTCGCGGCGATAACCGTTACGGGGAGGAAGCGCGTCAAGCTTAACCCCGTTGACGGATTTATAGTTCGCGTCACGTTCTCGGATGGAACGGTGTCTGAGATACAAAGGATGGACACCTATACTACGATGGGTGTGCCGGGGTGGCATGACATTAACAAAACCAGTACGCAATCTTCGTTTCTTGGAAATAATGAAGGGTTGGCGATACAAGAGCTTCTAAGAAAGAAGAACGCAGAGAAGTTTGCACCTCTCGACAACATGCAGCCTATTACTGCGGAGGACATTGTTCAGAAACCTGCGAAGGAGTACGACTGGAGCAAGGCCTTCGACGGTAGGGTTCCCGGCAGGATAGTTTACACAGGGGAAAACTCCGGTCTCATTCGTGGGTATTCCATAATGAGTGGAAGCCCTGTCTACATGGCCCTCAATAAGCGTGGTCAACACACCACGCATGATGTCGCCTCTTACACGGGGGCTCTTTTTTCAAAGAGCGAGCTTGATGCTTTACGCGAACAAAGAGAGCGTCTGATAGACGAGGCAAAAGCTCGGAACGACGCAAACCCAAACGGTCCCTTCTCGTCCGGTGAAAGGGTAGTGGCCTCTGAAAACTTCCCGAAGGATCTCCTTGGGGTTGCGAAGGGTCTTTTGGATATGCTCGGGATTAACTCCCGTGTGTACATCACCACTGTAGAGGACGCTGCAAACGGACGTTTTGATGGGCCGTTTGCAGCCATCGAGTCTGCGCAACTCGATCAACAGTCTTACGGAACAACACGTAGGTTGAGCAATGGGGATCACTATATCGCCTTGCGCATTCGTCCACGGTCCTCTGCCAATCTTGAAACCTTGGCGCATGAGATAGGCCACATCCTTGAGAAGGACGAGTGGAAGAACACTGACAGCGCCACCAAGAGCGCCGTGATGGCGGCATTTGACAACTGGTCCGTTAGCAACAAAGGGACATCTGCATCTCAACATATTGAAGCGTTGAGGCCGCATACGACAGGTCGTATGGATGCGATGGATGTTGCGCGTAGGGCTCCAAACATGAAGTCGGAGGAGCTTCGTCCGTACTGGAAGTCTTTCAATGAATGGTTCGCTGACCAAGTTGCTCGTTGGGCTACGTCTTCGGAGCGTCCCGTCTCTGTCGTTGAGAAGTTTTTTGCTCGTATCGGAGCTGCGTTGCGCGGGCTCTATTCCTCTGTATCTGGAAGGAAGTATCTGCCCACGGACGCCATGAAGGCGTTTCTTGATGCTCGTGGTCCTTCCAACATATCGGAGGTCGTGGCGCAGGATCAGCAGTCCGACTTCTTCAGTGGTGCATCCAGCAGCATGGCATCTGCGTCTGGATCAGGCTCTATCTCCGCACAGAACGCTGCGCTTACAAGTGCCGTAAACGGAAACCCGCAGGGGATAGTCAATCTCCCCGGCGGCCCGACCGCTCAACTAAACTCCGAGAGGTGGTCGAAGATCACAGGCTCGGTGCGCGAGTTCTTCGACACATGGTACACGGTGGATAAGTTTCCGATCCTGTCAGAGTTCAGAAACCTTCTGTTCGGCAAGATTGGCATGTCTACGCAGAAGGCGAAGGATCTTTCGGGAATCATCTCAAAGGGAACCCAAGAGGTTCAGGCGCAGACGTATGCCTACCTCACCACACCCAACGCTGATCCATCGTCAATCACTGACGAGAAGGTTCGTGCCGCTGCGGTGGAGGTGAAGAAGGAGATCAACCGTACCGCGAAGGAGATGGTGGATAACGGCTATCTTACCGCCGATAGCCTAGCCAAATACTACGATCAGTACCTCCCCCGTATGTACCTCTATTACGAAATGACAGGTCGTGGGATTAAGACGAGCAACATGGGCATTAGCCCCCGCGAGTATCTGAAACTTCGTAACGAGGATTTCTCGCCCGAAGAGCGTCAGCTTATGGGTGAGATCAAGAACCCCGCCTTCCTTTCGTATGTCGCTCTGTCACGTCCTCAAAAGGACATGGCTATGGCGGACTACTTTGATAACATTGTGCAACAGACGGGCGTAAAGTGGATTGCGGACAACAGCCTTGTTGATTATCGCGGCCATAAGGTCACTCCGTACTGGCTTGCCAATGAAGCAAAAACTCTTCGTAGTTTGGCCGAGCTGACAGAAAAAACAGATCCTGCCGGTGCGCAGATGATGGTTGATCGTGCCAACGAAATGCGGGATGTTGCTGACCGCGCCATTGGAAGTCAGTCAGAGATCCTTCCTGAAAACTACAAGCGTCTTCCGGACAGCCATCGCTACGGTGCGCTGCGCGGGGCTGTGATCCAGAAGGGTATCTACGACGACATCATCGGAACCTTTGTTGCTATCCCTGTCAGCGAGAAACCCTTCATGCAGGCTTTGCTTGGGGACGAGCGAAGCACCATCGTCAAGGCAAACCAGCTCTGGAAGATGATGAAGGTCACGCTCAACGTGCCTTCGCAGATCCGCAACATGGTGTCGAACGCCATCGCGTTGAACGTCTTCGGCGGCGTCCCATTCTACCGGATCGCTCCGCTCCTTCTTCGTGCTTCCAAGGAAGTGTCGGAGAACGGTACGTTCTGGCAGGAGGCGCAGAAGTACGGCATCACTGGCGGAACCATGTCGTCCGCTGAGTTGATCCAGATGCGCTCCACCCTTGAGTCGTACCTTCGCAAGGGCGGCGGAAAAGATATGATGGGGGCCTTCGCCGCCATGCGTATCGCTGCTGGCAATGTTATCGGTGCAGCCTCCGACATCTACCAGAAGACGGAAGTCCTGTTCAAAATGGTGCAGTTCATCCATGAGCGGGAGAAGGGATCTACGCCGTCGCAGGCTGTTGATGCTGCGAACGATGCGCTGTTCGATTACACGAAGGTAAACCCGAACATCCGCTTCCTGCGTAACTCACCCATCGGTCTGCCCTTCGTTACCTACTACTACAAGGTGCTGCCGAAGCTGGTGGAGACGGCCTACAAGCACCCGACTCGGTTTGCTCCGTATGTCGCGCTGGCGTTGTCTATCCCCTACCTCACGATGTCCGTCCTCGACATCGACTCGGACGACTACGAGTCGCTTCGCAAGAGCCTGCCCGAGTACATCCGGAACAAGGGATCCCTGTTCATCATGCCTTGGAAGGACGAGAAGGGACGCTGGCAGTACTTTGATCTCGCCCCCTTCTTCCCGTGGGCGGCGTTTACCGATCCGATCATACAGGCGACCCTTCGTCAGGATCCCAAGGGGGGTGCGGCGGAAGCAGCAAAACTCATCACCCCGTCAGGTCCCATCGTCACGGTGCTTGCGGCAATCGCAACAGGACGGGATCCGTTCACCGACAAGGAAATCTTGGACCCTCGCCAGACCCCCGAGAACAAGGCGCTTGCGCTCATGTCCTACGTCTGGAACCAGACGCTGCCCTCGATGCTGGCGATTGATCTCGTCAATCCGCAGAACGCCTCGGGTGCAATCCCCCGCCTGTACAACGACGCCTTCGGAGACGGGACGGGTCTCGACAAGCGTGGTCAGCCAAAGCCTGAGTTTCTGGCAAACGCCGCCCGCTTGTTTGGTGCGAACATCAGCCCGCTGGATCCTGTCACCCAGCGCGCCCTGAACATCAACCACATGCTCGCCCAGATCCGCGCCTCCGAAAGCCTGCGGGCACAGGTTGCAAAGGATCAAAGCCTAGTCCCCAACAAGCGTATGCAGGAGATCAACTCCCTGAACGAGAAGATCAAGAGCGACTACAAGAAGCTACAGGAGTACGCGCAGGAAACTGCCCGTGCCACCAGCCTCAAGAAGTAACTCAGATCAGCCACTCCTTGTAGCCCTCCGACAAGACCTCGCTCGCGATGTTGATCTTGTTCCGGAGGGCTTTGAGGATCTTCTCCTCGACCGTGCCTTCCGTCACCAGATCAATGTAGGTCACGTTGTTCTTCTGGCCGATCCGGTGGGCACGGTCCTCGGACTGAATGCGAACCTCCAAATCGAAGCTGTTCGTGTAGTACACGACCGTCGAGGCCTCAGTTAGCGTCAGCCCATACCCGCCAGTGCGGGACTGACCCACAAAGAACCGTAATGGCGATTTCGGTTCCTGAAAATCTGTCACGATCTTCTGTCGGTCCTCGGCCCCGGTGCTTCCGGCATAGACGGCCACGGACCCCGGACCATACTCCTTCGCCAACGCAGCTTGGATGTTGTTCAGATCCTGAACAAAAACCGCCCAAATGATTACCTTCCCGGAGGTTTCCTCCAGAAGCGCCATCAACTCGTCAAGCTTGTTGGTGGGGAACTTCTCCACCGACCCGTCATCCGTCTTCACAAACCCCGAGCAAATCTGTTGCAGGCGTAGGATCTGCGTCAGTACGTTCTGCGCTGTCACCATGTCCCCCTGTTCCAAGAAGGTCACGGCGTTGTCCTTCATCTGTTTGTAAGCCCGTGCCTGCCACTCGTTCATCTCGACCGACCGCTTTACGTAGACCTTCTCAGGGAGATCGAGGCAGTCCTTCTTCAGGATGCGATACGAGAAGCCGTCCAGCTTGCTCGATAACTCGTCGAGGTTCTGATAGCCGACAACCTGATTGAAGCTGTGCGACCCAAGGTTGCGCCTGACGATCCTCGCATATCTGTTTTGGAACGAGAAGAATGACCGATGGCCGAGGTGCCAAGGCCCCAAGAAGGTACACTGGCTATAGAGATCCATCGGGGATTGCGTGATCGGGGATCCCGTCATGATGCGGCGGAACGCTGCGTGACCGCCGACCTTCATGATGTTCTTGGTGCGCTTGGCCTTGATGTTCTTGATCGTCGTGCTTTCGTCCACAGCCACCATGCACTTGCAGGACTTCACAAACTTCAGGGCGTACTCGGTCCCCTTGTCCGTGGACAGTGCTTCGATGTTCATAACCACAATGCGCAGGCGCTCGCTTGGCTTGAGGGCCGCGTCCAACGGACCACGGGCCTTCTTCGTCATCGACGGGGACCATCCGACAATATCTGTGGTCTCTAAGATAACGTCTGGCATGTGCTTGGTGATCTCAAGCCGCTCCCAATTCTTGTAGACCCCCTTGGGTGCGATGATGAGCGCCCCGTTCAGTTGTTTCTTGGCGTACAAGAAGCCTATGGTGTCGATCAGGATCTTCGATTTGCCCGTACCCATCTCGCAGAACAGGGCGTAGTCAACCTTGTTGAGGGACTTTTTTAGGGCTTCAACCTGATGCTCAAAGGGCTTAAGTTTGAAGGCGTAGCTTTCTGACATCGAACTGTTCTCCGTTCCAATCCGTATTAACATAATCTTTATTTTATATCAACACGGTTGACACTGCCCGAATCAGTGGGTAGGTTGAGAACCAGAATAGGAATGGAGGCACCAGAAAGAAATGTTCTCTTGGATCCGAAAGAAGAAGGTTGTCATTCGTTGTTTCACAACGATACCGGCCCTTCCAGAGATGTTTCCCATAAGCCGGTTGTCGAAGGTAACGCCTACTTGGTGGCGTGAGACGCCCGCTTATGGGCCGGAGCATGTCACGGACAAGGATGGGAAGAAGCGTCACAGTTTTCAACCGGCCAAGATGGCTCGGACAATCAAGCACTGTTATGCTCTTCAAAAGCTTTGGGAGCGGGGGATCTGCGTTCCGGCGTGGAGCGAGTTGACCATCAACACGATGCAGGATGGGAAGTCGCACGGCGTTTCTCCGACAGAGAAGAAGTCTGGTAGCCAGCATTCTCCTGTCCAGTATCCGGGGATGGTATCTCCGGAGTGGATCAACTGGAAGGCGCATTCCCCTTGGCTGATCTACACCGAGAGGTATGTCCAGTTCTACGTGACGGATGCGTTCTACCACAACAAGTCGCATAACTGGATGACGATGCCGGGGGTGATCGAGTTTTACCACCAGCACCATTCGAACGTGAACATGATGTTCAGGGCACCCGCCCAAGGAACAATGGTTAAGTATGATTTTCCCGCAGGGGAAATGCTTTGCTACCTGATCCCCATGTTTGATGAGGAATACGAGATTATCTGCGAGACGGTTTCGCAGAGCGAGTATGATAAGCTTGAGTGGGCCAAGAAGTTTTCTTTCCGCCCAGCCAAGTTTACAAGGGACCAAGAGATTGGTGGATGTCCCATCCATAAAGGGAAGATAGAACTGTAACGGGAGAACTCCAGAATGACAGTGTACGTGACTCAGGAACTGAAAGGTCGCGATTTGTCTGGAGCCCTATCCTTCGGAGAACTGGAGGTGTTGGTTCGAGCAAACGTGGCGGTAACAGATGAAAGCGTGGATGACATAATAGAGAACATGTATGACGCGCTTGGGGATTTCAAAACAAAGGAAGACTATCTTCTTTTATCGGGTGATCCTGTAATCATCGGGATCGCTTTCATGGTTCTGTCCTATTACAGCTTCTCCGACGAAGGTCCGTTTAGGGTTTTGCGGTGGGATAGGATTGAAGAACGGTACGTGTCGATGACGATTAGCGGCTGAGAAAGGAAACAGCATGGCATACAACTTCGAAGACGTTGCGATGAGCCTACAGGAGGTGGACGAGAAGGGTCTGTCTCGGGTGTCCTCGCTTGTTAAACAACAGATCGCCCTAGAAAGCCGGGTTGAGGATCTGGAAGCCGAACTTAAGGCGACCAAGGCCCAGCTTACCAGCATCTCCGACGACCTTCTTCCTGCCGCTCTGTCCGAGCATGGCTTGAAGACGTTGAAGATGGCGGACGGCAGCGAGGTTTCTGTCACCAAGAACTACGGCGCGTCCATCCCCAAGGACAAGACCGCCGAGGCGTTCGAGTGGTTGCAGAAGAACGACTTTGCTGACATCATCAAAAACCAAATCAGTGCGTCATTTGGTCGCAACGAATCTAACCGTGCGAACGATCTGTTCGGGCGGCTTGAGAATGAAGGCTACACGCCTTCGCAAAAGCAGTGGGTTGAGCCAATGACGCTCAAGGCTTTTGTCAAAGAGCAGGTCGAGTCTGGAAGAGAAATTCCTTCCGACCTGTTTGGTATCTTCATTGGCGAGAAAGCAAAGATCCGGAGAAAGTAAATGGCAAACGCAGTTGCAAAGAAAGACACGGCGACTTCAGTGGTAGCCTTTGAAGGCTTCGAGCAGTACGCCAACGCAGGCATGGAGGATGTGCGTACAGAGGACCTTTCGGTTCCTTTCCTGCGCATCCTTGCGCAGCTCTCCCCTCAGGTGAACAAGAGGGACGGGGCCTACGTGGAAGGTGCCGAGGCTGGCATGATCTACAACACGGTAGCGAACGAGGCGTACAACGGGGAAGACGGTATCTTGGTCGTTCCCTGCTACTACAGCCGTCGCTACGTCGAGTGGAAGCCTCGTGAGAAGGGCGGCGGGTACGTGAACAGCTACGACGCCGAGGATCCCATCGTAAAGAGGGCTCACCGGGATGATCGTGGTAACGACGTTCTTCCAAACGGAAACCTCCTGACGAACACGGCACAGTTCTTCGTGTTGCTTCTGCATCCGGAGAATGGTCCGCAGCGGTGCCTGCTTACGATGACAAGCACCCAACTGAAGAAGGCTCGCAAGTGGCTGACACAGATGCAGTCGCTACAGGCGAAGGGTAAAAATGGGATGTACACACTTCCCATGATGTCTCAGAAGTACGTGATCCGTACTGTTGAGGAGCGTAACGACAAAGGCTCGTGGTTCGGCTGGGAAGTCTCGCGTAGCGGGCCGCTGAACATGGATGTCGAGAGTGATCTGTTTGAATTGGGTCTTGCGTTCGCCAAGTCTGTCAAGGCTGGCGAAGTTAAGGTCAAGGAAGAAATGGGGACCGAAGAGTCTGAGCGTGGTCCCCGCTCTAGTCGAGAAGTTGATGACTCTGTTCCCTTCTAACGAGGTTACGTAGTCACTCAATGTGGGGGGCGTACCGTCCTAAAAACGGTGCGTCCCTTCCTCTCGATGGAGCCTTAGAAATGGACCTCGCACAACGGTTCTTCGACCTATTCAGGGGTAACGACAGAGCCCACGGAACTTTTAACGTACAGACCGACCGAGAAAGGGACGGCAAGAAGCAGGGGGTTGCTCGCGTTCTCAAGGAAGCTACGACCGTAGAGCATTGGTCGAACCACATCCTAGGGAAGCAGGGCCTCGGCATCATCCCCATCAAGGACAACAACTCCTGTCATTGGGGCGCTATCGACATTGATATCTATAACCTCGACCACAAGGTTTTGAACTCAAAGGTTCAGAAGCTTGGGGTTCCGGGGATTATCTGTCGTAGCAAATCAGGCGGCGCCCATATGTTCTTCTTCTTCAAGGAGGAAGTGTCGGCCTCGGCCCTCCAACCAAAGCTCAAGGACATCGCATCGCTGCTGGGCTATGCTGGCTCCGAGATATTTCCGAAGCAGACTGAAATCCTTGTGGAGCGTGGCGACACAGGGAACTTTCTGAATATGCCATACTTCATGGGAGAGGACACAACACGCTATGGCTTCAACGGGGAGGGGATATCACTCGGGCTTTCAGAGTTTCTGGACTATGCGGAGGGTGCGAAACTTGGGGTCGATTTCTTTCTCGATATCAAAACGGATATGGTCAAGGATGACAGCATCCTTCCGAATGGACCCCCCTGCCTTCAGCACCTATGCGAAGAAGGTTTCGCGGAAGGCGGTCGGAACAACGCGCTCTTCAATCTTGGCGTGTATGCCCGTCTGTCGGATAAAAAGGGCTGGGAAACCGTCGTCCAGAACTTCAACACCAAGTACATGACGCCGCCGCTGCCCGCCAACGAGGTGGCTGGCATCATCAAGCAGCTTCAAAAGAAAGACTACTTCTACAAGTGCGACGACCAACCCATCGCCAGCTTCTGCAACAAGAACCTCTGCATGACGCGCAAGTTCGGCGTCGGCCCCGGCCAACTCAACAACGAACTGTCAAGCCTGACAAAGATCAACGGCGATCCACCAATCTGGTTGCTCAACGTAGACGGTAGCCGAGTAGAACTAAGCACCGAAGCCCTTGTTTCCCAAGCGATATTCCAGCGTGAGTGCGTGGCACAGGTCAATAAGTACCCCGTCGGAATGAACGCGAAGTCGTGGCAGGCAAGAATGCAAGTCCTGCTGAACAACCTGACAATCATCGAGGTTCCGCCAGACGCCACCCTAAAGGGAGCCTTCGAGGATCTTCTGGCATCCTTCTGCTGCGACCGTGCGAAAGGCGTCGAGCGTGAAGACATCCTGCAAGGCATTGCCGTCTGGACAGATGGTAAG